GCGAGTCCTTTAGTGCTTGCGCGCCGCTGCGCGCTGTGCGAACACGTCGAGCGCGGCGTGCTCCATGATCTGGATACCCTCGAACACGGCGCGGCGTTCACGGGCCGGAACCGTCATGCGCAGCACGGTTTCCACAGATGGATAATCCAGCCCGGTGCGGATGCCCTCCATGCCGGCGTGCCGCCACTGCGTGCCACAGCGTAGAAACGTCATCACGGTCAGCCAGTTGTCCTCGAATACCTCGAAGTCCGCCGCCGGTTCTGCTGCGGTTTCGGCATCGATACCGAAAAAGGCGGCGTCCGCGTCCAGTTCATCCCGTCCGCTCGCGCCGCCTTCCGCCCAGTACCGAGCGGCGTCGGTCAGTTTTTTACGTCGGCCTTCTTGCCCATCGCCGAGTCGAAGAACGCACTGAATACCGCGCGCCGCACTTCGATGATATCCAGCACCGCCGCGCGCGATTCCGGCGTGCACGGCACCGGAACGCCTTCATCGTCGTTGATGCCGTCCCAGCCCAGCAGCACCTCGTCCAGAAATTCCGACTCACGGGCGTACCGCTCTTCGGGCGACATCTCATCGGGGTTGGGCAGGTCGCGACCGGTCAGCCGGGCCAGATATTCCTGCACCTCCAACGGCGGCAAGCGCCGAAATGTGGCGGTGAAGGTCTGTGACAGCCACTTGCCGGGCCGGGCCGGGTCCGGGGTTTTCACCACCACCGGCCACGGGTACGCCTGTTTCTTGCTGATGACAAATGCCATGAGAGCCTCTTACTTGAAGGTCAAAACCAGTTCGTCATCGCCGGCATTCGGCGTCAACACCATGTTCATGTTCAGCATCAGCACGCCATTGCTGTCCGCATAGGTCGGCGACAGGAGCTGCACCTTGGGCGCGTCGATCTGGACGATGCTGCCGGCAGTCGTGCCGTGCACCATTTGCAGCGCACCGAGCGTGCTGTTGACACAGATGTCGTGGAAGTTCTTGGTGGCCAGCGCCTGTTCTTCGATGCTGATGCTACCGGCGGGCTTGCGGTCCACCAGCATCACCGACTCATCACCGACGACGTTCCGGTAGGTGATTTCGTTGGCCAGGTCGAGCGAGAACTTCTCCACGGTCGCGGCAAAACCATGCAGGCTGAACGTCGGCGTGTTGGCCTTGTTCACCGGCAGCGGGGTCTTGAACGCGGTCAGGGTCGGGGTCGGCAGCGCGGTATCGCTCGGGGCCGAGCGGATGCCGGTGAACGTGAAATTCAGGTACGGCAAACCGCCGGGGTCGAGCGCAAACGCCACGGTGCCGCGCGCGCCGGTGAGCTTGTGCAGCAGGCCATCGATGTTGAAATACAAAGTCAGTGACTTGAAGCCGGTCGAGACCAGCGAGTAGGCCGCACTGGTCGATGCAACGATGGTTTCCGAGAAGCCGCAACCCTGAAGCAGCGGCGCCAGCGCCGGCGCGGTCCCGGCAGCACCGCTGCTCTGCATTTCCACCGAGAATGACACGGTGGTGTATGGCGCAACATGAATGGCCTGGTCCGCGCCCAGAGTCGTGCGGTCCACGTTGCGCTCGACCGTGTTGCCCTGCATCAGATTGATAGTCAGGTCCTTGGTCAGAATCGCATTGGCCGCACCGGTCGGCGTCGGGTCAACGCCGTAGGTGGTCTCAACTTTCGCCAGCAGGATTTTCTTGCGGAACAGCTTAGCCATGAGCCTCGTCCTCTACTACGGGGTCGTCAGTCGGGAGCGGCAGTCGGCCCGCCGCGATGTGTTTCAACCACAGCCGCGCCGATTCGTAGCGCGCGCGGGTCTTTTCGTCGGCGTCGGGCATCGCGCGAAATGCAGCGATGGCGGCAACGGCATCCGTCAGTTCGGCAGGTTCGGACGTGGGCCACTCCAATCCGGCGCAGCGCAGAAAATGCGCGGCCTCGTCGCGGCTGGCGGCCAGAAGTTCGCGGTCATCCATCAGACGGCCCTCTCGATATAGGTGGTCGCGTAGTTCTCGCGCCACCAGATGATGTCGCCGGCCAGGTCTGCGATCTCGCCGGAGCGGTGCTCAAACGGGGTCGCGGTCCCGTCGTCGCTCAGCGGCGCCCAGCCGAGCAGTGCGCTGCGCACCAGCGCGCGCAGCGTGTCCAGTGCGTCGATGTCGATGGCCGCGTAGATGGTGGAAAACTGCACTTCGATCTGCTGACTCACGCCGATATCCAGCGCGTTCGGTGCAGCCGTCTCGCTGTCCAGCACCACCCACAGCACCGGCGCAGTGCGCAGGTCAGCGGCCAGCACCGCCTCGAAATCCAGTATCCGGCTCACCGTGGCCGTTGAACGAGCAGCGGTCAGCGCGGATTCGATGCGGGTTACGAGTGCGCGGGTGCTGATCATCGCCGCGACCCGGTGACGATGAAGCGCAGCTCTTCAGCCGCAATGGCGCGCAGGTCGTGGCTCAGTTCAGGGCGCAGCGTCTCACGGGTCTTGTTCCAGATCTGCGACACAGACGGTCCGAACAGGGTGTGCACCCGCCCGCCGTAGCGCATCTTGATGGACCCCTTCATCAGAAACGCCTTCTTGATGATTTTCGTGACGCCCGGCTTGACGGTGACCCGCACACCGGCGCGCTTGCCTTTTTTGCCGCGCCCCCGCTCGAACGCCTGAGCGTGCTTGTAGTGCGACAGCGACAGGCCCTTCTTGGGCGTGTGGATGACGGCTTCCAGATTGTACGGCCACGCCTTGGTCAGGCTCAGCTTTTCGCCCACAAAGCGGTCTTTCAGCGCGGCTTGTTTCGTGATGGCGCGCTTCGAGAGGGTTTTGGCTTTCGACGCAACCCGGTTGACGGCGCGCATCAGTGCCTGGTTGACCTGTTTTTCCGTCCCGCCCAGATAGCCGAGCAGGTCATTGTCGCTGGCCACAATAGACACTTTCATGAGCGGCGCACCAGATAGCCGGCGGTCAGCCCGTCATGGCTGAGCAGTCGCTGCACCGTCCAGTCCACCGCCGCGATTTGCACGATGTCGCCGCGCGTCAGCGGGCGGTCGTCGTCCAGGTCGCTGACGCGGAATTCCGCGATGCCGTCGCCGATGCCGACATGCAGCCCCTCGACTTCATCCGGGGTGAACCGCTGGCGCAGCATCACCTGCATGACAGCCAGCGTGCCATCCATGCGCAGCAGGCGTGCCGGTTCGCCGAACGCCGCGAACAGTGCCGGCAGGCCGACACTGTGCATGATGCGGTCGAACCGGCTGTCCATCAGAGCGCGACCAGCAGCGGCGCACCGACCAGCTTGATCTTGCAGGTGGTTGCGCCGGTGGTGGTGGTTTCTGCGTAAATGCCGATGCACTTGCCCGAAGCGGCGACGCTGGTGACCTTGTTTACGCCGCCGGTGGTGACGTAATAGGCTTTGTTGCCAATGCCGACGTTGCCGGCGCTGGCTTTGCGATCCACCTGAAACACGCCCTCGGTCGCAATCGTGATCGAGCCGGACCCGGCGCTCTTTGCGTTCCTCGCGACCGCCGGCGTATCGCCGACAATCAGCAGCGCGCCGTTGGTGATGGCACTGGTGGTGGTGTAGGTGAGGGCCTCACCTTCCTGAATCATTAGAGCCATAGCGGTTCTCCGAAAGGGGTTGAGGCGCTGCCGGGATTCAGCAGCGCCGAATCAGGGATTAGGTGTTGCCCTTGTATTTGTGCAGGGCGCGGAAATCGAGCGCGGCCACGCCGAAATCGACGCCGACGACGTACTCGACACCACGGGTATCCCACTCCTGCTCTTCGCGCAGATAGGGTTCCGCGATGCCATCGACGAAGGCGACTTCAATGGTGTCGAAGCGGTTCGGGTCCGCCGCGAGGTACCACGCGGCAGTGCCGTTGGTCTGGCCGTCCAGCCGCGCATCCGAAATCACCTCAAGACGATTCTGGAACGGATTCGGCGCCAGGGTGTTCTTGCCGGTGGTGCTGCCGGGGCTGGCCGCCGGGTCGTACATGCTGGTGTTCAGCACGCGCGCGGTGGTTTCCAGCGCCTTCGGCACCAGCAGGTAGCGCGGCGCGATGTTCAGCGGCTTGCCGGTGTTCGGGTCGGTCTGCTTGGCCATCGCGGTGAACGCGGTGTCCAGAGTGGTGACGTTCGGCGCAGTGGCAGCAGCGACGTAGTTCTTGTGGGTGCTGGTGTCCCACAGCGCGATGCTGTCCTGATTCAGCGTCGGGCCGACACCGTCGAGCAGGGCATAGACGATATCACCGATGACGCTCTGCGCTGCCCGACCCATGCCGCGCGGAATGGCGGTGAAGGCGTTCAGGTCGTCGTTCTTGATGGCCTGATAGGTGAGACGGAACTTCTTGGCATACGAAACCGCCTGGATCGTCTCTTTCCGGTCCGTGAACTTGCCGTAGGTGATTTCACCGTCTTCCGGCACCACTGCCAGCGAACTGAAACCGCTCAGGCCGGTGCGGGTCGCGCTCTTGAAGTCAGGCACCTGACCGATGCGCACCCACTGCTGCCAGGTTTCCGGCGCCTGGTCCCAGCCCAGCAGCAGCGCCTTGTTGGCGGTGTTGACCAGAATGTTGGCGAAATCACTGGTGGTCATGCCGCCGGCACGGGTCACCAGCGCCCGCTGGGCGATCTGGTCATCGTTCAGGCCGTTCGGGTCCACGCCCGCCAGAGCCAGATAGCGCTCGGCGATGCGCGACAGCCGCATGCCGACAAAACCGCCGGAGCGGGCGCGCTGTACAGTCTCGCGGCTGGCATCGATGCCGGCGCGCACGATCAGCGCCTCACTGACGCCGGCCTTGAACTTGTCCAGCGCATCGGTGCTGACGCTGGTGCGGGTTCCGACAGCCGCTTCGGGGGACGGGACGCCCATGGCGGGGTCGCTCTGCGGCTGCGCAACCGGTGCGCCGGCCTGCTGACCGAGCGCCTCAAGGATGAGCTTGCGCGCCTGATCCACGCTCCAGCCGTCCTGCAGGGCGCGGGCGCGCAGGGCGCGGAACTCGGCGGTGGCCGGCACCACGCTCATCTCGAACGCGGCGTTGATTTCGTTGACCCGCTCCCGCTCAGCGCGGATGGCGAGTTGCGCTGCATCGGCGCGGGCGATGTCCAGATCACGGCGAATCAGACCCAGATCGACCACGGGCGTCGCAACAGCAGCAGCGGCGGGAGCGGCAACCGGAGTCGCCGGGGTTTCGGTTTCAGCAGCCATGGCAGGCTCCTTTGAGGCAAGAGAACGATTGATTCCGACCGACGCATCCGCCGGCACCGGGGCCATACTGATTTCCAGAGGGGTCCAGCGAGTGACGCGGATACGGCCATCAGTCCGCACGGTAGTGTCGTCGATATCGTCGATGCGATAGCCGATGGAGACGCTTTTCAGCAGTTCATCGCGGATGTCCTGCAACACCTCGCTGCCGCGCGGGTTGCGTGACAGGGTCAGGGTGCCGCGCAGCACGCGGTCCGCATCGAGACGGATATTGTTGACTGCACCGATCAGCCGGTCACTGTCGTGATTCCACAGCAGCGGCAGGCCCTCAGCGGCGCGGCTCATGTCGATGGCTTCGGCGCTGTGTTCGAGCACTTCGATGCCCCAAGGCCGCTCGACCGCGTATTCGGACGACAGCGCCGCACGCACGGTACGGCTCTCGCTGTCAGTGCCGAGGCCCGCGACATCGAGCCGCATGTCACGGAACAGCGTTTTGTGCATCGCCTGGCTACGGACATCCATGTCAGTCTCCAATCGACAGCGCGCCGGCAGTCGTCGCCGCCGTCGCCCGAATCGCCTGACAGGGCGCGTCCAGCGTCGCCTGGGTCGCGGCGCTCACAGCACCGGACGGCCAAGCCACCCATGCTGCGGTTTCAGCGGCGCGGGTTTCCACGGGCAGGGTGCCGCCGCTGCCGGGGTCGGCCTGAATCAGCAGCGGATGCGGCAAGCTGCGGCCATCGGGTGAGGCGACGATCAGCGGGTCACCGACGGTCACCGGGTAGCGGGTCGGCGCGGAATGCAGGCAGCGCGCCGCGCGATAAACGAGCGCCATCAGGCGGCCTCCTCATCAGTTGGGGTATTGAGAACGGCGGTCACGGCGGGTTCGGGTGCGGGCCGCGCATCAAACCGGTCAGCGGCAAGCTGCGCATCGACCAGAGCCGGGTCGCCGCCGATGTCGCGGATGATTTGCACGCGCGACTTCACGCCCATGGCAATGAACTTCTCAAACGCAGTCGCCTCTTTCGCCGGGTCGATCCACGGCAGGGCCGGCTGGCGGATTTCCGGGCTGTACAGCGTGGCCGGATTCAGCGCACGCGGCAGACGCAGCGCACCGGCCAGCACAGCGGTATCGATGACCCGTCGCCACACCTGCCGATAGAAGCGGGTGCGCAGGTAGCTGAAATAGGCGCGGTAGCTGATGCTGCCCTCGACCAGTTCCTGCCGCTGCGCCGAATAGGTGCCGTTGTAGTTGCGTGCGACGCTGGAGAACCGGCTGCGGGTGCCTGCCGCGACCGCCCGCAACTGTGAATCCCGGAACGACTCCAGGCCGCTGTTGGGCCGGTCAGAGCGAATCGTGCCGACATCCTCACCCGGCGCGAGATCATCGAAGATCAGGCCGGGCGACATCTCGAACGGGCGCCGTCCGGTTTCCGGGTCAATCGCCGCCGGGTCATAGTCGCCGTTGCGCTTGATGTAGCCGGTGAAGGCCGCCGCGATGCGCGCCGCGATGCGTTCAGACTCTTCGTAGTCCTTGATGTCGTCCAGCCGGGTCAGTGCGGCATGGAACACCGAGACGCCGCGCGTCTGATGCAGGCGCTTGGCCAGTTTCAGGTGCGTCATGGACTCGGCGGGCACGATGCGCGTGTCCAGCGACGCGCCGCCGCGCAATGCGCCGGGATGCTGGCGGTAGACGACAAAACCGGTCGGCTGGCCCCACTCATCTTTTATGACGCCGTGCGTAGCCGTATCGGTGGTGTAGTCGTAGGGGACGTAGTCGGCTTCGAGCAGCTCCAGCGCATAGGGGATGCGGCTGGGGTAGCGCAGGGTCGGATGGTTGATGACGTGACGCACGAACATCTCGCCATCGCGCAGCCAACTGCGGCAGATCAGCCGCTCGACTTCAGCGCCCGGAATCTCGGCAGTCACGTCCGGGAATTCCCAGAACTCGGCCCACAGGTTGCGCAACTGCCGATTCAGCGCCGCCAACGGCTGGCCGCGCCGGTCTTCAGCCGCCGGTTCGATGCCGACGCCGCTGCCGACGATGTTCAGCACCAGGTCATCGAGGACGCCGACCGCCAGATCGTGATTTTCATCCAGCCAGCGGGCATAGTCGCGCAGCCGACTGCGGGCGCGCTCCATGACCATATCAGCCGACTGCGGACCGCCGCGGCGCGGGTGATAGCCGCTCGGGGCCACTGCATCGAAATAGCGCGCGCTCAGCGGACCCATATCGCTACCGCCGGTGCACGCGATGCGGAAGTGCTGCCAGATGCAATCGCAATGGCGCGCATCAGGTCCGCGATGTAGGTGCGCAATGCCGGGATATCAGCCTGATTGAACGTCAGGCGTTTATCGGCACTGCCGAGTGAGACGGTCAGGGTTCCGGTCACCAGCGCATGGAACGCATCCTGCGCTTCAGTGAGCCGGGTCTGGAGTGTCGCGAGTGGAATACCGGAATAAATCGACATGCCGCGAATGCAGCGCGGCGAAACAGGAATGTCAAGCGGAAAAAATAAAAACGCCTCCACGAGGGAGGCGTTGGGTGATTATCTAAATCTTTTTCTCGTCTCGGCAAGCGCGGCCCATT